TTTATAACTATTTTTATTTTTTTTTGTCCAATTTTGACATTGATTTAGACATAAAAATCAGTAGAAATTAATTAGAACACTTCTTTTTTCAAGAGTATTCCTCCTGTGGGATCAAAAAAAGATCCCTTTTTAACATGCACCCCTTCTTACTATAGTTTTTTCATCTAGGAGGGGTGTTTATATTCCCTAGTATCATTCCCTTCCAAAGAGGCTACATACCCCCTAGAAACGCATTTATTTGGATTTTTTTGGGTATTCTTTTACTGAAACTACAGTAGATTTGATTATGACATGGCAAGAGCCTATTTCATCTCCCCCATTCATAGTTGATATGTAAAATGCTATCTCATCTTCTTTTAATAAAAATCCGACAGCTTCACAGATGACAGGTGTCACATTTAGCAATAACTCTGGTTCATGCCATTCATTCGTTAATGACATATGATCGTAAAATTTAATATGTAATATTTTTGACACGCAAGACCTTTTGTTTTGCTTTGAATGATTTAGGTTGCTTTCTTCTTCTACGCTTCCCAGATGATCGAGGTATCAGTTCTTGAATAAGTGTTGACGTTGTAATTCCCATGATGATGACAGGGTGGGAAAAAACCCCACCCTTATATTATTTCTTTTTTTTCTTTTTCCTCATCTTATTCTTCTTGGTCTTTTTCATTCCTTTGGAATGACCACCTTTGTGATATGGCATGATTAACTCCCTTCTACTTTTTCTTTTTCTTCATAATAGCATCTCTTAATGCCTTTGGAAGTTTCATCTGCTTTTTAGTCAGACCTTTTGTTTTCTTTCCACTATGTTTCGGCATTAGTGCAGTACCCAATGGTGTAGTATTACAACAACAACTACTACTGCTAATACTTTAACCCATGATTTGAGTTTCATAAAATCCTCAAACCAATCTTTTATTATATCTATCATTTACTTATCCCCTTTTGTTTCTCGTATGTTCTAAGTGTAGCCATGCCCAAAAGTGACATGACTAGCGGCATCAAAACACTCAAATCAAGACTTGGCAAGTCTAAAGTTTCTATTTCAAAAACTGCAAGAAAAAATACTATAAATTGTTTTAAAACAAATTCCCAAAAGATTGCTAATGCACAAGACATTCCTATTAATGGTCTCCAACTTCTTTGCATAATACCACCAATACCTGTAGCTGTAGATTTAGCATCAGCTAAATTTATATCTGTTTGTGCTTTATTTAATGCGTTCTCTAATTCTTTTAATTTTATTTTTGCTTGTGCTTTTTCTTCTTCTGATGTGTGTAGTTCATCAACTATCTTTCCAACACTATCTACTAATCCACCACCTAAAAATTTATTTAACATTACACATCTCTCATTCTAGCTGATAACTCAATAATTCTTTTTTGTATTCCTTCATATTCAGATCTTCCTAGACGAGAGTCTAGTAATTCTTCAGAACAAAGAATATAATCTCTTTCTTCTAAACTTTGTTGTGCCTTTTTAAATTTTAACAAAGTTGGTATTCCAAGCCAAAAAGAAAGATGACAAATTATTTCCCAAGCCTCTGGTTCGATAGCTGTTGGATCAATAAATTTGTTAGCTTCTTTTATTGCTATATCTAAATCTTTATTCAACAAAACCATAACTTCTTCATTAGTTAATGGTTTCTCTCTTGATAATAATTCTGGCTCATCATCTCTTATCAAGTGTCCTACACCTATAGTATATCTTTTTTGATTTTTCATAGTTTCTTTGTCTGCTGAACAAAAATACTTTTCATAACGAATACCCTCAAATCTTATCAAGTCTTTAATTAATCTTTCTCTATTCATCAGTTGTTATATTTCTCTATCAATCTGGCTAAATACCATTGAGCCTTTTTTAAATCTTCTAATTTATTCTTATCTTTATATCTAATTATATATTTTAAAACACAAGCCTCGTGGTGACCTAGCTTAAATTCTTCTATGACATCAATAAGCTGTATTTTAGTTCCAATATAATATGCAGGATTTATCTTATCTTCGTAATCACTCATATATAGATATTTTTATCCCAAGATCCGTTTTTGTTCAATACCATAGGTATAATTTGTGGATATCCTTCGGTTATCAGACCGCATGAGAGTATTGGTTTTGACATATTTACTTTCATATAAGCCATAGCCAAACTATCCTTGTTTATTAAACACCCAACTGACATACCCCAATTTAAATGATAATCATTTCCAACATATTTTATATCTGCCTGTGTATGAAAATGCCCCATAACACAGCAATTTGCGTATTCTCTAACAGCTTTTGATATATCCTTTGAAAATTGATGAGCAAATAAAATTCTTTTTCCTTTGTAGTCAATACTGTGTTTATCTTTCCAAATCCATTTATCATTGACATCTAAAATATCATTGTAGGACTTAATAAATCTTCTTGACATTTTACTTGCCAACGCCCTACGCATAACCATTGAACCATGATTGCTTTCTAATATTATCATTTCTGGAAATAATTTTTCTAATCTTTTTATCCAAGATCTTGCTATTTCTAATTCATCATGAGGACTAGGTAAGTCTGGATCTACTAAATGAGAAACATTAATTGAATGCATATCTACCTCGTCACCAATATTTACGATATATGTAGGTTTATAAGTTGATTTTAATTTAGATAGAAAATCAATAGCTTCTGGGTGCGAATAAGGAAAGTGTAAATCACTAATTACAAGTATTCTATCATGTTTTTTCATAATATTTTTTCAATATGCAAAAATTGAATTTTGCGAATATATTAATCATAGGGATTAGACTTTATAAAAATAGATTAGTTTTGCAATATTATAAAATAATATCTCTAAGAAGTATAAGTAGATTTGATAAAACAAGAATACCAACAGACCATAAGACTTTATTGATTGTATCAACTTTTTTCTCTAAATGAAAAAGATGGTTATTTTTGACTGTATTAATTTCTTGCTTAATAAGTGCTATATCTTTATCAAGTTTGTTTATTTTTTCACTCTGTGTTGCCATGATTTATACCTTCAGAATTTAACTTAACTTGTGTCTGTTTGTCAAATGCTTCTGTTACTTCTTTATCTTTTAAATATTTATCAACATATTCAGCTTTCGCTTTTTGCATCTTAGCAACATCATCAAGAGTCATATTGGATATTTTATTATTTAGTGATTGATTTTTCTCTGCCCAACTTTCTAATCTTTCAAGATAAAGTTTTTCTCTAATTTTATATTCTTTGATTTCTTCTCTTAGTTCTCTGCACTCTTTTTTTGATTTTTTGAGTTGATCTTGTAACTCATTTATTGTTGCCATTATATATTATCCATAATTTTTTCTGTGCAAAAACCTGTCATATAAACATTTTTTAGGGGTTTTATTTTTAAAGAATAATCATCTAAATACATTAAACATTGTTGAAGATTATCAAATATTTCAGATGAAGGGTTAGATACGCATGTTTGATTTAAAGGTAAAGTTGATGATTGAACGCATATCCAGATAACTAGAAAAACTTTCATTAATTATTTGTATCCGTATAATTTAAATACGCCACCATCTATATTACCTGTTGTTGCTCTTATTTCAAAAGCGTCATAAGCTACTGCTGTATTATAAAAACCTCCAGAATGAGTAGACTTTGCAAAAGCAGTAGTTGTGTTATCTCTATGTGCTGAATTAGATTTAAAAATAGGCATTGTTGCTGAGTTAGAAGGATTATCTAACCATAATTCAAACCATATATTTTCGTCACTATCTGAATCTGTTGCATCAAGTATTCTCATTCCATTAACAGTTGCTATTATAGATGAAGAAGTTGATCCACCATCATAATTTATACTTTCACCTACAGTTTTATATCCAGAACCAATATAAGATGAACCCGTATCTGTTGAAATTCTACAATCTAAATTTGAGCCAGAAGATGTGACATCTACATCAGAGCCAATCACTTTATACATCTGGTAAGTATTATCAAATACAACTCCGTCAGTACCATTTATAAAATTAACACTTGAAGTAGAAGAACTTATTGTTTTTGTTTTAATTAATACAACATCACTTTCTGCACCACTAACACTTCCTGTAAATACAAAGGTATCATCTAACTTTAGTCCTCTTGCTCTAGTTTTTATAAGTGTCATTTTTTAGGGTATTTATCCTTAATACTTTGTACTCTATTTTTTTCTGCTGTTACACCATTTTCCATAATGTTTTCCATTTGTTGTTCTAGTGTTCCATACTCTGCTTTGCGTTTTGCAATTTGACCTAAGTTATATTCATATTCATCTGCTTCACTTTCCAACGCATCAAGTTGAGCATCAGTTGGTTTTTTTGGTGTTTCTAAATTCCATTCTTTAATATATGCACCTTGACCATTACCATCATCATGAAGTAAAACATCTTTTTTAAAATCAACATCTGACTTACCTTTTGCTTCACAGTACAAAGATATTTTAGTTAATAATTGAGCCATTTTATGTATCTCCTAATCGAACAAATGTTGCATAAGTATAAGTAGCATTAGCATCACCAAACCAATTTATATAAGTACCACCATTTGTTAAAAATC